ACGGATCGCATCAGTCACCTGGTCAACGCCCGTGAAAGTGCCTGTCTCGTACTGGCCCGGATGTGTCAGGCGGATCAGGGAGCCCGCGTCTGTTGTGGAGAAGGCTGGCGTGGAAGACGTGATCGTGACTGTGCCGGTATTGCCGTCTGGCGTCATCGTCGTGGTCGACAGGTTCAGTGCAGCAAACGGGCCATCGAATTGCTTGTAGGGGCGCAGGGAGAACGAATACGCGCCCAGCCTTTGCAGGACATGCATCTCTTTCCCGCCTCCTGCGAGGAACACAGTATTCAGGGACTGGTCATAGCGCACGCTGGGAAGGTCAGTCGTCTCATACGGGCTTTCGATCTCGAACACACCCGCAGCGACCCGCGCAAAGCCCTCCAGCGTTGCCGTGCCATCACTGCGCAACTGGAACTCGACATAGTAGGTGGCAACATCCGGCGTGAATGAAATCACATGATTGCCGGGCAGAAACGCAATATCCGATACAATCTCCTGCCCGCCCGCCGTAGAGCCGACCCGCATGACCAGCGCATTGCGCGTAACCTCGAACTCGAATGTGACCAGCTCGTCAGAGGCGGTCGTGGTGACGGTCGACCGCGCAATGGCGTACTCGCCGCTGTCCCCGGTGAATGTGACCACAGAGCTGACAGATGAGATGGAGGCAGCCATCAGGCATAGACCCCGTAGACATCCCCAACCCAATAGGTCTCTGGCGTGAAGAGTTCACCTGTGCCGCCAGATGGCGCATCACCGCCGCCCGATGGCGTGGCAGCGCTTTCATCCGACCATGAGCCGACTGACGCAGCCGCGCCCTCAAGCTGGAGCAGGCCGCCATCGACCACAATGCGCATCTTGGTATCCGAGAACTCAAGCCCGAACTTGACCGATTCAGAGAAGATGAACGGACGGAACTCAGCCGCGCCATTGGAAGGGGTTGCCGCCACATAGATCGTGCCGGGCATCTTGGACATGCCACCCTGTATATGCGGAAAGATGTTCTCCATCGTCTCGGCGCCACGGGCATAGTTCTGGAGGTCTGTGCGTGCAAGCGCCTCATCTCCGAACTCACCCGCATTGAACGCGACGATTTCGCCCTTGTTCTTGCTCATGAATACCTCGCTCCTCCGATACCCTGCCGGCGGGCCGCCACGAAGTTGCCAGCCGGGCGCACATAAACCGCCTTGTTCGAGCCATCGAGAGACTTGGCGGCCTTCCGATATTCCTTCAGCTTCTTCTCGATCCGGTCTCGCGTGGAGTTGCCTTCATCGGTCGCGGGATAGGTTTCATCCGCCAGCATGGCTCCAACCATGTTCCCGAATTGCTGCGTCCATGAGCCAGGCATGGTCATCTTCGCCTTCGAGACGAACTTCATGTAAGTCGTTTCGGAATTGGTCAGCCACAGACCATTGCGCACCTCATAGGCCATATCATCATAGCCATCGCCAAAATTGGTATCCGGCCGGAGCTTCATGAACCGCAGGAAGTTGGCAGGCTGGTTGAATGTGTAGTCCCAGCCGGGCTCAGTCGACGCAACGGCGGACAGCGACACAACCTCAGAAGCGAAGTTCCACGGGTGATCCTCGAATGCCGCCCGCACAACAGGCTCATACGCATTGGTCAGGCGCTTCACATGCGGCTTGGTTTCGTCAACACCGGGGGATTGCTTCTCCCCCAATATGCGAAGCGCTGTGTTTATGACGTCCGCCTTGGTCGGCATCAGGCTGCCTCTGCATCAGCTTTCTTGGTCGACGGCTTGGAGGGGGCTTTAGGGGCCGCCTTGGACTGACTGGTCGCGGCCCGGACTGCGGCCTTCTCAACATCCATCGCAACCAGCGTGTGAATGCGAATGGCTGCCAGTTCCTGCGTGACAAACCCGCCCTCCTTCAGCGCATCATCATAGAAGATGCCGTGCAGTTCAGCCCCGCCGATCCAGCGGATTTCCCACTTGGCCGGGATGTTCGGAGCAGCGCGCTCCTTGATCGGCACAATGGCGGACGTGATCAGGTGGTTGATGGAATTGACCTGCCCCAGCACAACCAGCTCGCCAAACTTGGAGAAGTCCTGCCACTCGATCAGGATCCGGTCGCCTGCTGTCAGCGTCTTGGATGCCATCAGCTTGCCGAAATACTCAGGCGCCAGGACATCATCGGCCGTGTGGTCTTGTGGGATGCGCGCGAGGTAGGTGCTGCGGTGCGCGCCCGTGTATTCGACGTGAAGGTTCTTGCTTTCGAGATATGCAGTCATGTTTGCTCCATAGGCAAAGGGGCCAGCGTTGCAAGAACACTAGCCCCTTCCCTGTAGATAGCGGGTGAACCCCTCTTAGGCCGTAGCGGCCACAGAGAGTGCCGTCTCGGTCGAGACAGTCGCCGCATCGCCGGATACGTCGATCACAACGTAGAGGCTGGCATCTGCCGGAGCAGCAGCAAGCTTCGCAGCAGTCGTGGTCGGGACAGCCGTTGTCCAGACAACCGCAAAGACCAGATCGCCAGGCTCCATGCCGCGAGCGGCACCGTCCGTGAAGTGACCTGCCGTGTCGACCGTGCCCGTCGCATCAATCCCGTGGTACACCCAGATATTGGTGCCCAGCGGGCCGAGCTTTGGCACGGCGAGAGTCAGATAGTCAGAATTATAAGCCATGTTTCAAATCCCTTATGCGATGGTTGCGGTATCGTCGTGAACAGCGCCCTGCACACCACGAGGCAGCGGAAGCGCACGGGCGGAGCGAACCTTGCCCCAGACTTCCCAGCGATCTTCTGGCTCGTAATAGTACATGTGGACTTCAGGCTCACCGGCAACCTGATGCGCAACCGCATCTTCGTGCCACATCCAGCAATCAGCCGTGGATGTGCCGATACCGGTCAGGCCAGTGTGCATGAACCATTTCACGCCCAGCCAGTTCCAATAGCCGTTCTCACCGTAGCCGTTCGAGCCAGCCTCAACCTTCTTCGTGTTCACGAAGTCGGCGTTCTTGAACTCGCTGATGGTCATCATCTGCGCGAGCGCATTCGGCGTGACAGCGGCCCAGACGCGGCCATCATTCGGCACGTCGTTCGACCAGAGGGCGGCGGTCCACGTCAACAGCGGGCCAAAGGCACCGAAGTCGATGGCAGAACTGGAGTTCTGCACATTGGTGGACGTGTCGAGAATCGAGATGATCCGATTGTCGATCTTGCGGTAGCTCGCAGCAATGACCTTGCGGTACTGCTGTGCGCGGTAGTTCGGGTTCGTCTTGAAGGCATCGAAATCATCGATACGATACTTCTTGAAGAACTCTTTCGGCGTATCGGAAACCTGGCTATCAGCGAGGTTCGACACTGGAATGGAGCCATCACGGCCACGTTCTGCCGATTCATCGGTCAGGCCCGTGACATCCCAGTAGATTGTGCCGGCCTTCATCAGGCCATCAGACCGAACCGCCTTCATGAGCAGGGATTTCTCGCGCTCGAAGTCGGTACGGAACTCGTCATTGTACATACTGCGCTCAAGCGCAGAAACCGTATTTACAGACATGATTCATCGTTCCCATGTTTGGGGTGGTTGGGAGGCGATGTCGGAGTTCCTGCGGGTAGGCCCGTTGCCGGGGGCCGCATGGCAATCCTTCGATGGAGCGCGGGGCCGGATAAACCGGGTAAGCCGCGTGGCCTCGCTATCTGCCCATCGCCATCAGAGCAGCAGTCTGGCCGAACCGAGCGTTACCGCCCGGAAGATCGCTCAATCTGCGCCATCAGGCGCTGAAGCTCGCCACCTGGCGCTGACACTTCCGCGTACTTCTTCGGATCTGTCTCGCGATAGGAGCGGAGCGTTTTGATTCTGTCCTCAGCAGCGCTGGCCGAAAGGCTCTCGCCGCTGATGATGTCCTGTAGAAATTCGGTGTTCTCAGTCGTGGCCCGGCCAGCATTGGCGCAGAACCGGACAAACACTTCCTGGTCACCCAGCTTGCTGCCGTCAGCGAGCGTGATGTCCAGCAATTCGCGGGCGCTCTCAACGGGCGCATGTGCCCGGATTGCTTCTTCCGCATAAGCGTTGTTGATCTTGAACTCTGCACCCCAATCGGTCTTGAGGTTCTTCTCTGTGGTCTGTTTGGTAACGACAGCAGCGGCAGCCATCTGGGACGCCTGCTCCTCGTACATGTCGTAGTAGAATTGCCGGGCCGCGTTCTGGCCTTCCTCAGTGGCGAGGAATCCGCCCTTCTCGTGCAGCTTGGCGGTCAGGCCTTCGAGGAATTGCTGGTCAGCTTCGCCAAGCTCCAGTCCTTCAGGCGGGGCGATCAGGTTTTTGTAGCCGTCCGGCTTCTCAGGAACACCAAGGGATTTGTTGAAGGCCACAAGGTCCTCCTCGGTCGCATCAGCGCCGGGCAGCTTGATCATGCCTTCCTGTTTGCCGCGAAGGGCCGTCTGGGTTTCGCGGAATGCCCTGTCATACTCTGCCTGCGTGGTGAAGCGTTGCAGTGCGGTCAGGCGCTTGTCATCGACAGTTCCATCCTCGCCCATCGCAAACGGCTTGCGCCAGTCTTCGACCGGAGCAGGATCAGCTGGCGCAGGATCAGCGGCGGGAGCAGCCGGAGCCGGATCAGCGCCATTCGTCGGCGCAGGATCGGCCGCAGGTGCAGCTGGGACTGGATCAGTGACAGGATCGGCGGTGGTTGCTTCTAAAGACATTCAGGGCCTCTTCTTGCTCTCTGAGTGTCACTCTACGCAGGGCCTGTATATCCAGAGTGTACCGCGCTATTCCTCGTCCAGATGGGCCTCGAACAGGCGAATATCCGCGATGCTGGCAAGGGTGTAGCCGACCCATTGCTTGCCTGACAGGAAGCCTGCCTCACGCTCCCCGAGTGTCGCCGGCTGATACGCCGTCATGCCGCAGAGCTGGTTCAGGATGAAATTGGCGACCATCGTGGCTTGTGCGCCCGTCGAATGCCCGCGGACAAATGCCCGGATTGCGAGCCGCGTGGCCTCGTCAACCTGCGGAACCTGGTCAATGCGCAGCCGCTTCGGAGCCTGATCAGGCAATTGTCTCTCCATCCATCACGCGCCCGGCCATCTTCACATTCTCGGGATTGGCCTTCGATGCGATCTCTGCCGCAGCCATCGCCTCTTCCTTGGCTTGCGCCTGCTGCGCGGCCTGCTGGTTGGCGGCGCGTTCCTCGTCACGATCCTCTTCGGACTTCAGCCAGCCCACAGGCATCTTGCCTTCCATGCCGTCACGGGTCGCCTTGTCGATGTCGAAATTGTCAATCGCGGCCATCGCCTTCGGATGCTGGAGCGCCATCAAATTGCCGACGGTGCCAAGCAAGGCATCATACTGCATGGCCCGCTGCTTGCGCAGGGCCTCCGACAAGGGCGTCTCGAACTCGAACTCGGTATCCTTGTCCTTCAGTCCTTCTGGCAGGCCCTCGATCATGCCGCTTGGCAAGATACGCCCGAAAGCGCCCTTCATCATGGCCCGCTCGAATACCGAATCCATCAGGTCAGCATTCTCCGCCTCCATCGGCTCGAACAGCGGCGCAGCTTCCCGGACGTAGATCTCGATCCGCTCAGCCACCTCATAGGCGGTCATGTCGCCCTGTTCCGGCAGCTTCAGGATG